CATCGCTGCTAGTTATTACAAAACAAGCCAAACCGCTCCTATCCGAGCAACCTTTTCAGCCGATGGCCTTGGCACCAGTATTGCCAAGACGGGGATAGTTAGTTCCACTAGCGAAATTATGGTAATGGGAAGCGCAACCCCAAATAATCTTACTGATACTCAGGACGGAGCGGAAACTCTAATCGCAACGATTCTTAATGCAGGTAATGATATGAGAAGTACCGCTAGTTCTAAGGTGGGAGCAGCCAGCGGCTCAATGACTCACACGTTGAGTGGTGCCGGAGGAGCATGGATAAGTCTGGGAGGCTCTATTGTTGGCGCTGCGCCTGGCCCAAGCCATCTCTACGCGATGAGCGGAGGGCGAGTGGGTAATACCTCTTGTTTCCTCGATAAGTTTGACCTTTTCAATAGTGCCTTCGCTACACAGGAGTCTGGCTTTTACGCGCTAACCAATCTACTAAAAACTGGACAACCCACACGCTATCAAGGCTTCTGGTGGATACCAGATGGGGATGAGTTCGACCCTCGGAAGTTGACTCCCGCCACCGGAGGGTGCTCTGGTGAACTTGCGGCTTCAAGTGCATGGACAGGCGGTGGAGCCGACCATCTTGGTAATATGAACGGGCAGATGATAGCTGGGTTGAAGGACAATGGATACGCTATTCTGTCCGTCAATGGTACTCCAACCACTACAGCAGATTGGGGTTCTTATTTCACAGTTGGTGATAAGAATGAACGGCCCGCCGCAATCTCAGGGCTTAGTGGGCTGTCGTTCGTCCTAACAGTAGAGGGTCTCCTATCCTTCAATACTCAAGGCCGTTCAGGTCTTATCTTCGAGGATTTCCGTTCGTGGCGCAATGTGTTTGACAATATTCCAATGCCATCATGGAGAGGAGGTCTTCTGATACCCCACCCCACAGGACTCCTCTACTATACCCCTGGGGAAATACCAGTCAATATAGGTATTGAGGCGAAGTCTGGTGTAGGTTCCATCCCACCGTCGGGAGCAACCGAACTACACGGCGGGCGATACATGGGAGTACACGCCACTGGTGACTATGTATGGGCAGTGTATCAACCACTACTTAGTTCTACGGCTGCCTTAATTCTATGTGGATACTCTAAGACCAGAGACCCACGGAATCTAACCTGGCAAGTAGTGTCAACCACAACCCTGCAAGATGCTCAACATCTCTTGGGTATCTTCGTCTCTGCTCAGAGTCAGCCAAATTCATCCACGTACAATACTCCTTGTGTCTGGTATGGGGACACGGGCAACCTATCTTACAACATCCTTGACCCACGAGCAGGCCCATTCCGTTCTCGGACAGACACTCACAAGGTAATCACAAGTGGCAATGCCTTTCTCAGTGAGATTACTCTACCTGAGCCAATGGATTTGGACAGAGTAACCTTAGTGGTTCAAGACATGGCAGCGGGAGATGAGTGGCAAATATCTGCCATAATCAATAACGATGGGAATGACATAAATCTAGGAGCGCCGATTGTAGGGGATGGATGGCACAGTCGCCCGTTCGGAGTGCGGGGACAGAACGTCTATCGCATTATGTTCCACCTTACATGGATAGCCACATCATCTAGTGCAAGAGTACCGCCGACTATCCGCTTGATGGAACTATGGGGGAGTCCGCCCATTGCCTAGCTACGAAGAACAAATTGCAGCCCTAGCCCGAAAGATGGACAGGCTGGAACAAATGCTACAATCACAGCCTAACTCTCGTTATGACCGACGCATCCCTGAATTGGCTACCAACTATGACGTGGAAGACTCTATTTTCCGCCCCACACTAACAGGAAAGGCCACAGCAAATCTTACACTAACCACTGGCGCTCAAGCTGTTGTAGGCACCACCATCACATTATCTCCTGGTGGTATTTGGCTAATAACGGCTAGCTCATTAATGCGAGACAGTAGCGGTGCCACTGAAGCTAGAGAGGTTTACGTGGAGCTAAACATCTCTGGCGCGGGTCAGACACCCATAATGACCGGAATCCTCGCTGAAGGGTGGATGGGCTTTACTACTGGAATGGCGTGGATTGTAACAGTAACCAATAATGAGGCTGCCCAATTGCGCTCGTGGAAGAGTGGTGGCACGCAATCCACAAGCATTATTGCCGCATCCACCCTAATTTCAGCAGTGTGGATAGCGCCTTAGAACCGTGGTATAACTTATGAATGCTGATTACCCAGGAGCCATTGTCGTCGAGGCCGCTAACTACGGATACAGCGGCGCTTTCAATCGTCCTCGTGCTTGGGCCCTGCATACACCAGAAGAACTTGCTGATTCAGACCCTCAGACCCCATACTATTTCCATAATACAACTAGAGAGGCGTCCACAACATACTTCGTATCCTACTTGGGCTTTGTGTTCCAGTGTGTGCCTGAGTCCGAAGGCGCTTACGCTAATGCTGTGGAGGGTAAACCTTACCCCAGTTGGGCAGACTCAACCATCAACCTGAACCTCCAAACACTATCTGTAGAAATAGAAGGATTTGCCACTGATATTCACCTTACAATGCCACGGGGCTCTCCTCAGTGGAAGGCTCTAGTTGACCTTATGGCTCACCGATGCAAAGCCTTGGGAATACCACCAGATAGAACATTTGGGCATTATGAGGTCAGTATATATCGGGGAGACCCAGGACAATTGGACATACCACAGTTAGTAGCGGACGTAGTAGCAAAGATGGAGGAAGATATGCCAAAACTAATTCATTGCATAGATGGTGGTAAAGTCTATGTCGTGGGAGAAGTTGGTAAGCGCCATATCGACGACCAAGCAGAACTGGGTATTTATATCAGACTGTTTGGTGCGTGGATGGATGTCTACCAAGCAGAGGCCGACATGATACCGGATGTCCCCAGTGTCACAGGAAATGCTGTAGATGTTGCATCTATAGCTAGCGCGGTTGCCAACGAACTAGCACGACGTATGGTGACGTAGATAAAAAGAGCGGGAGGCTTATAAAAGACCCCCGCGAATCACTAATTCGATTATACCACATTCAGAGGCGTTTGTCAAGCCCCCTGGCGATAAATCTTTGACAAGGCATAGATTAGGAACAACGGTGCTACTGCCAGCGGTGCCCACCACTGCCCGTTCATACCCGCCACTGCTGCAACGGACAGTACATAGAATCTAAGCACGGTAGATTACCTTAAAATACCCCCCGCCCGTGCTCTCCAAAGCTTCTTCTCTCTCCTTCTTTTCCAAATAGTGCTCGCAGAACTTAATGTGCCGTTTGTTTCGTCTCTGACAAGGCAAGATATGGCCGTTGTAGTTTGTCCCTTTATGTCTTTTCCACTGCATTAAGAACAACCTCCTCCACAATCAGGACACATAAAGCATGTACCGTCAGGCACCGACTCACTATGGTTACAAGCGGAGATAGACTCATCTACCTTGGCCCGAAGAACCTGCTTCTCCCTACACCCATCACGGAACACTGTGACACCCTTGCAGCCTCTTGCCCATGCACGCTTATACGAGTTTAGTACATCATCTACTGTCGCAGCGTTGGGCATATTGATAGTCTTCGATACGGACTGGTCAACATGCTTTTGAAAGATAGCTTGGTGTTCTAGGTGCCACTTCCAATCTATCTCATGCGCTGTCTTAGGTCGAAACTCCGAGAATTTCAGTGTTGGGTTAATCTGCTCGTGCAACTGTGTACCGTCACCCATAGTCCGAACCCAAGAGTCAGAGAAATGTGGCTCAATCCCTGCGGAGCAACCAGCAAGCAGCGAGATGCTGCCAGTTGGTGCAATAGCTGTCCTACACGCATTACGATAAAGAGTCCTCGTCTCCCCTTTGTAAGCAGGGGCAGGGCCCCGAACTCTGGCAAGACTAGCACTCGTTGAATCAGCCACCTTCTGTACTGTTGACATAACCTTACCCGCCAAGTCCAAAGCAGTCTGACTATCATACGGTATTCTCAACTGCGCCAACATATCGGCCCAACCCATCACACCAAGGCCGAGCTTCCTAGTCAGACGCACAGCCTCGGTTATATCTTCGTGAGGGAACTGGTTATGCTCAAGTATGTCATCGAGGAACTGAATAGCCGTGGCAACCGTGGCCTGTAGTTCAGTAAACTTGACACGACCATCATCAGCAAACTTGGACAAGTTTATACTGCCCAAGTTACACGCCTCATTGTCCAGAAGGGGAATCTCACCGCACGGGTTAGTGCCTGTAAGTTTGCCCAACCACGGCGTAGGATTATCTCTTTCCGCAGCATCAATGAAATAACACCCTGGGTCTCCAGTTGCCCACGCTACCTCGGCCATAAGACCAAGTAACTTCTCGGCCTGTGTGCCCCCCACCATCACCTCTTCCATGAACTTGTCTGTTAGTGCAACAGAAACATTGAAAGTCCGAAGACCATCGGGATTCACGGCCTTCATAGTGATAAACTCTTCAACATCAGGATGGTCACAGGATATGATAGCCATCTGTGCGGCCTCTCGCTTGCCCGACTGGGTGACAACTTCGCCCAACGAGTTGAACATCCTGATAAATCCCACAGGGCCACCAGCGGTATTACCCGTGCCCAACACTGGGGCACCCTTGCCTCGCACTTCGGACAACACATACCCCACACCCCCTCCCCATTTCTGCACCAGCGCAGCTTTCTTTGCCACGTCCATGATACCAATCATGTCATCAGGAACGTCGAACTTGAAACAAGCGGACAGTGTACCTCTGCCTGTACCAGCATTGAAAAGGGTTGGACTGTTAGGGAGAAATTCTAAGTCTCGCATCATGCGATAGTAACTTGGATTGCCGAAGCTGACTCGTTGCAGCATCTCATCGGGTGTCTCTCTCTCCATGAGATACCGTTTTTGGAGCACTAGCAAAGCATTGCCGTTGAAGTTGGACACGGGTACAGTTATCCTTTCGATAAACTATTAGGCTATTGGCTCTCCGAGCGGGGGAGGACTCTATTATACACCATCCCTCGTTGTTTGTCAAGGGGTGGGGCCTACCACTCTCCTACCACCCACCCTTCGCCTCTGCTTCTCCTCAGTCACCATTAGACTGCCTCAAGGCGTCACCAATACACAGAAGCGGTTTGATAGGCCCCGATATTTATCTGGAGTAGGGGATGGGACTCGAACCCACAACTTGCTGAGTCACAGTCAGCCGGTCTACCATTTGACCGCTACCCCTACTTTTTGGTGGAGCCGGTGGGTGTCGAACCCACGTCCTGAGTACGTCCTTTTCAGGCTTTACTACTCAGTCGAACCCTCGCGGCCCCATTAATAACTAGCGTAGTTACTCCACTTCGTAATATACTCGTTAGGAACTCGTTTCCTCACTCCTGGTCTTTTGCCGTAAGCAGGCTTTTTCCAGTAGCAGTCCCCGCACACCGACACCCACCTCCACGCTGTCAGATTTTGCTTATCCGCTTCTGCAGAATCGACGGTGATGGCTGCCTGCCACTGCACCATGGGGCCGACGAACTCCTTGCCGCAGCAATAGCATTGTTCAGGGGGGGTGGTTCGTTGGTGCTTACCTCCACGGTTCATGTCTTTTATCCATTCCTTTTCCTCCTCTTGGGACATAGTGGGATGAGTATGTAGTTCTTTAGTACATTGTCCACGAGTAAGAGTACACTTTCCAATTACTATTCTATAAAACATTGGCAAGTAGGGCAGTGACGAACTTTATTATGAGTTTGTGTTTCCATCGTTGCCCACCTAATGTTACTTGGTTCATAATTACCCTGCCCATCTATGCGGTCTAGTCCTCCATCCGCCCAATCTGGTCTCCACCCTACATCAGAAAGGAAATTCGCAAAGCCGTTTTTTCCAAGCCAGCTATCGCAGACTATGATTCCTCGCCCACCATAATGATGATAGGCAGGGTCGTTTGTCCTGTAGCATCTCGACCTCATACTTATCCAAGTATGATATTCTGTTGAAGTAGTTAATCCATGTTTGACAGCGAGGTTAATAGTAGGGTTTCCATGTCTGCGTATTCTCATGTGATGCTTGCTGCAATAACCATCGCAGAACGCTTTCTCTAGACATTTTTCAATCTTGCAAAGAGGGCGACACTCGCGGGTACAAAATCTTTGATTATGTATATTTGGGGTAAAGTCTATTCCACATGACTCACAGCTTTTATTAGCATATTCTTTCCCCATGTCTAGTATACCCTCAACGGCGTCGCGCCAAGATTCCTGAACTTCACCAGATACTCGAATATCCGCTCAAGCTCCTCCACATCCTTCTGGCAGTGGTCAACAATATATTTCATGGCCGTGCTATTGCCCTTCATTGCAGCGTTCCACACAGAGCCGATAAGACGCGTCTTGTTTGATTCACCCAGGAGTGTTTCTCCGACGGCCTGTTGACGGTTGCTATGCATAGCCAGTTGGCTCCGTGCCGTATAGTACAAGTCCACATGTCGAATGTGAGATAATGGCGCGTGACCTGATACGAGCAGTCTTGTTTGCAGAAAGGGCAAATCAAAGCCAGTTCCATACCATGTGATGATGTAGTCATATTTCATCAACTCCTCACGGATTCTGTCCGCCACTGTTCCGTCCCCTTGTCGTCCCGCAACGAATGTCTTTGTGTTTCCACCGACATTCTTAACACATCCGCAAAGAATTTCTCCGATACTCGCGTTGAGGTTGGAAGTCTCAAGGTCAAAAGTAGCGAAAGATTTGTTCTCCAATATCCACGCGTTTTTCGCCTTGTTCTCCTCTGCACGGAGCAGCTTCTTTGTCTCCTGTGCCTGCCATGTCTGCTCATCATATAGTGGTTCCTCTGTCACTGCCTGTCGGCGTACATTCTCCATGTGCCGCTTGCATTTCTGCGAACAGTAGGTTTGGTTGTGTACTTGAGGCTCAAACGCAACCGAGCACTCATTACTTTGACAAATCATGCAGTTCCTCCGCGACCTTCAACGCCCGCTCCAAATTAAACACTCGATGTAGACCTGGCTGCTTAGGGAGATGGACGTTGTATTGGTACGTTGGCATCACAACCTGGATACCGCTGTCCAATAACTCCTGTGCGTACTTCGGGCTGTCATCTATCATCACGTTAATCTTCAGCAGCTTGCAGTGTTCGGATTTCTCTTCACCCTTCTTCACCCGTATGATGAAAGCATTGGGCATCCCATAGTTCTCCAACCACTGATGAGTCTGCTTGGCAGAATTGCCGCCGTCTCTCCTCGTGATGAACACGATAGGGTGCTTGTTGTATATCTCTCGTAGATAATCCATGTTGTACAGGGGCTCAACACCTAGCCAAAAATTGCCATTGTCCAGTGTGAGTATGGACTTCCACGTTGCCTCTATTATCCCACTATGTGCGTACCACTCATCCCACTTCCACGATTCCACATCCATGTAATCGACAATCGGTGCCTCATCGGGGAATAATCTATTTGCGCGGGTGGAGAACGCCTTGACAAAGTTACAAACTACTCCGTCCATGTCGCAGCCTATGATACTCAAGGCTTCCACCTTCTTTGTGCTTCCTTAAATTTCAAGTAATAATTTTCTTGCGTACTTAACATCTCCTCAGTTCTTCCTCTGCCACCTGGATTAGAGGGACAGTCTTGTCTATATTGTAAGGCTAACTCAAATAAATGCTTCTTGATGAAAAGAGAAGGAGAGATATGACTAAAAAATCTATCCAAATCGTTAGAGATTACTCTCCAAACACCACACCCATCCTTACGTATACCAACGGTACCCCCATAAAGTAACTTAGTGCTCTCCAGAAGAGGAATACATCTGTTAGTTATTTGTCCCACAAGACTATACGTTGGCTTTCCGCTAGTGCTTCCGGTCATGGATTTATATAAGGATAGACTACCTTCTCCATCGAAAATCCCAGCAAGATAAGCTACTCCAAAAAACTGTGGTTTGTTTTCATGCTCCATTTATACAGTGCATCCAATCTGTGTGCTAACATTCCCTGTAGACAGTGTGCCACGCGGACTGTACCTTGACAGGAGACGAGGAGATTGTCGAAATCGATGTCACCCCAAGGCTCGTAGCCTGGGCGCTTGTATTCTTTTCTGTGGTCGATGAGAAGGATTGGGAACGCTCCTCCTTCCACTGCTTTGCGAAGTCGCCCAAGTTGCGAAGATAAGCGCGAAAGGTCTCTCGCATCTGCGGGTGTTTTCCGTTCGACAATAACGAGTCCGAGTTTAGAATTCCATCTATAATCTCCAAGTGGGATTCTCTCGGTGACTGTTGCATACCCCATCCCGTTGAGGAGAAGTTGTGTAAGCCGGTCAAGGTCTTCTCTGTCGTCGATGGTGATGATACGCTCGCGCCTTTGGCGTAGTAGCTTGCCCCCATAGTTGAAAGCCTCTCCTGCAATCTCTTTCTTTTGTTTTCCATTCACGTCACTCTCCTTGGTCTGAACGTGTAAGCAAGAGCCGAGCCAGGTATCTCGTACTTTCCTTCTTCTGCGTTAATAATTATTGTATATTGTGTTCTCTGAAACCTGAATAAGTCGGCTACTATCACCTTACCTGTGGTCAGGTGTACTTCTATTTGTTCGGCTGGTTTTCGTTCTTCTTCTTCGTCTCTCATTACTCTCCTATCGGGGGCAGTAGCACACGCACTGTGAGGAATATAAGCCAGATAAACATTGCTCCAACTATGAAATCCATTACTTCTCCAACTCTTCAGCGGCGGTAGCCCACGCATCTAGGGGACTTTGCCCACTCTCTATCCGCTTTTCGGCTATGAATTCAATAGAAGCGAATTCTTTGCCAAGTTCGTTTGCCCTAATTATAACGAAGGCTCTTATCTCCGCTGCGTCCTCTGGCAAATCATCGTCTGCCCCAAGGTACAAATCCAACGCAACCCCCCACCGAGCACATGCTCTACGCAGTGCCTTAGATGTGGCCGACTGCAACGCATCTCCATAAGAGGCGTTCGGATTACTCTGTTGGTACTTGTGTGACCCATATGCCTGCTGCGAACCTTCTGGTGTAGCTACTTCAACCATCACCAGAACCTCTCCACCTTGTATCTTAGGGTCAGCGATATATCTTAAACTCCAATTGGAACCAAAGGCTTCATTCATCCTCCGCGCTACCCATGCCCAAGGGACATACGAAAGACTCATACCTCCAGGGCCAGGACGTTTGTAGATGGCAGTCTTTGGTGTTTTCTTGCCTAGCACTTTGCTAGGTTCGTATGGTATTATTGCTTTATCCATATGTCTCCTTACATGTCGGTTGGTAAATACAATAACCACACGGAAAGGATTTCGTTACCCCGTCCTTCTTGAAGGGCACCCCATCATACTCCCGTGGTGGTGCAGCGTCTGACTGCGCATCTTCGTGAATCATATCCCCCCTTGCCAAACCTACTAAGATGTCCTGTTCCCTTTTTTGCACAATCTCAAGATACACGAGGGGAAGGTCGTAGCTCTTACCATACTTCTTCCACTGTCGCATGAGAGATTGGAGTAGGGCTGGGTCTGCAGGGGAAGCAAGATAGAGTGCCCAATCCCGCCCACTGGCATGTAGATATAGCTGGCACTGCATGTATTCGTTCGGCTCTTCATAGGCAATTCCGTTTCCTTCTATCAGTTTCTTGTATCCCCATCCGGTCTTGTCTTTTAGTTCTAGCAGTGCGTTGTCTCCGATATAGCCATCGGGATGCGCTCGCATATGTAGTCCACAAGACCACGGCTTGTCTGGCAGAGTAACCGGAAGCCCTGCCGATGACAAAATTGCCATCCAATACGGCTCTATGACTACCCCTGCCGCTGCTCTCTTTAGCCATGCGGCAGGAATAACCACGTCCGGCTCGTACTCTCGTACCTTGAACCACTGCTGCAAACGGCAATCCATGACCGAGGATGGGGAGGGAACAGTATGTATCATGGCAAGATGCTTGGCCAAATACTGTGGCATCTGAGTACCAAGTTCTCCGAGTAATCGGAGTGATTCTTCACTCCCCATCTCTTCAATGGCAGCGTAGATTTTCTGTCGAAGGTCGTCTAGGTTGGGTGGGTCAAGGCGCATCATTCTCCTCACCATATTCCGACTCTGCCTGCAACGCACCCTCCGGTGAGTTAGGAGCGCCACCAATCAGTGCATCAAATGCTTTCTTCTTCATATCCTCACGCTTCTTCTCGCACTGTTTAGAGGTCTTTGAAGGGTCAACGACGAAGTCAAATACCTGCTCTTCAAGGAACTGATAGATAGTCTTCGGGCTGACAGACCACATCATGTGAGTAATAGCATCTGCTGAAAAGCCAGCAAAGGCCACCGCAATACGGGCCGTCACACCTATGACTTCCCCTGTTTCTTGACTAAGCACGGCACCACCAGAGTTTCCGTAAATACCAGGGGCAGTGGTAAGGGTATATGGGTAATTGTCAATAGTGAAATCGAAACCTCCAATATGTCCTTCTGTCACCAGCGGAGGGGCACCCAAACCACAGCCAACAGTATAAACTGGGGTGAAGATAAAGAGCTTCTTCTCTACATCACTGGGCTTAATGATTGGTGCTACGAACTCAACCTTCTGAGTTGCACGTAGTCTAAGCAAAGCTAAGTCCTTCTGGTCATCCCATGCCATAAGGTCAGCGCGTTTGGTCATAGCGTCTGTGATACGAGATAGATTCTCATACCCGAAGAACTCAACCATGCCCTCTGACCTCTTCTCTACCTTGATGTCCCGCCCCACTGTCGGATGCCACTTCTCCTGAACATCGATGAGAGGAGATATAACATGATGATTCGTGAGAATATAGGTCTCAAACTCCTTTGCCTTCGGGGTGACAGGGGCAGAGTACACAACGATACCACTGCCCCCATTGCCCCCACCGCTGCTACTGGGAGCCACTACCCGTACAATGGGGTAGAGAAACTTCTCATGCTTGGCTCTGATTTGGGCGTCCATACTATATAATCCCTGCTTCCTTCAATGCTGGAACCAACTTACCGCCAGCGGCGAGTCCAAGGATGGACGCACCGTTGAGTGTCTTGCCTGTGCCTATGGACTGAATTGCACGAAGAACGGCACCACGGTCGTCTAGGTCAACGTTCCTGAGAATTTCCCCAACCTTCGCAGCCACATCCTCATTACCATTGTCAGTAATTTCAATGGTAGTAATAGCAGTAGCTACACCAACGCTAACTGGATTACCCTGTTCCCGCTCTTCACGAGACGGCACTGTGCGAACGTCTCCATCATACACGAAGTCCTTACCAAGTCGCTCAACTGGCATCGGTGCAGGACGACCAGTGGGGAATTCGATAGGCTCAATGATGAATGTCTCACCAATCTCTTCACCTGTGTAATCTGGCGAATCAGGATAGGCTACAATGCCTAGCCCTGCGAATGCCTGAGCACACACAAAGGGGCGCTGAGTCTTGTCCATCAATTGGTCGCTATCGCCTCTATCGTATGTCCCGTCCTGTTGCTTGCCCAAGGACTGCCATACTCGACTACCGAATTCAATCCTCAGTGGATTACCATCAGAAAACTGGGCGTCCAACGTCTCATAAACGATGTGCCAGAAATCTACATAAGTACCGGCAGAGATGCCAGACTTCTCCTTGAGTTTCAGCGGCATGTCTACAATCTCGTTGGTCACGAGTCTTGCAAAGTTACGCCGAGGGAACGAGCGTCGGTCGGGAGCAGCCAATGGGTCTGCTGTCTTTGTCATTAAAATGGGTATCCTTTCTCTCCTGAATGAATTATCCTTACCTGTTTATTCGGTTGTAGATTCTTGCTGTTTCACCTCCTCCTTTCTTGTTACAATTGGCTGGTAGGATAGACCCTGCCCATTGCGGGATTGCTACTGCCCACCACTTCCGCCACCGCATCCATTTCGAGCACCACACACATTGTACCATGCGGCGGCGGATTTGTCAAGTCCTTACTATTTGCCTTTAAGCGTATGCAATTGTACCCCTAGAGTTTCCCGTAACTCGAAATCTCCTTCCTTCAATTTCTTTCTGGTGCCACCTTTTTTATATGTTGGAAATCTCAACGCTAATTCAGCCTGTTCCTGTTTAATTACCAAATATGGTCGCATCTTTTTTAGAGCGGACTGTGCTTCTACACCGCACAAACTATAAACCCATATAGGTTTCCTGTTATAGCTATCTTTATTCCTAGGTTCATAAGGCCCGTTCAGTCTTCCTCCGAACAAGTTTAGCAGAACAAGCAGAGAGCGGTTGTCTGTAGAATCTATAGTTACTCTAACTATATGCCCGTAAGATGTATTCTTTGTTATATTGATACACCCCTCACCGTCTACATATCCAGCCGCCCAAGCTGTTTCTGTTTCTTTCATTCCCAATATCTCGCCCTTTTCACGCTTATGTCAATGCCAGCGTTCGGCAAATAATGATGTCCTACTTCTAACATTATATCACAAACGCGCTTTGCTGTCAAGTCCCCCTCCTTTCCTTTAGGAATTACGTAGTGAAGTGAGTCATGGATTGTATTGACGAACTCAAGTCGTCCAGGTTCGTACCCAATCGCACCTATCGCTGCCTTCGTGATGTACGAGGCATGACTTTGTGCGGGATGATTGAGTGCCTGCCTCTTGGCACTCGCAGGGTCAAAAGTGTGAATGCGCTTCCTGTGAAGAAAGGGCGCTGGCGACTCACTATACCCTGTTGCTTGTACCATTGCCCAATGCGATTCCCCCCATTCGCGTTGGCCAGGATATGTACGGTCTTGAACTTGCATGAGTTCGGCACAGGTAGCCACGGGTAATCCGGTGATGTGTGCGAGCTTATCTGCTTCTGCACCGTACCATCTGGCAAAGTTCCAAGTCTTACCCACGCTTCGCTCAAGTCCGAGAAGTTTAGCTGTCTCTGCGTGGAAATCACGGCCCTCCTTTAGCTCCTGAATCATTCGTTTATCTTGGCTTATCTCTGCAATACACCTCAATTCTATCTGAGAATAATCTGCCATCAGTAGGTCATGTTTGGCTGGAGCACGTAGACAACGCTGCAAAATCGGGTGGAGGTTCTGCATGTTTGGGTCGTGTGACGATAGCCGACCAGTAGAAGCACCACCAACGTCGTCTCCGTGCTCACCAGATGCCAGGGTCAGACGGTACAGACCAGATACGATATCTCGTTGCCGATATGGGTAGAGATAAGTCGTTAGGGCCTTGGTCACTTCCCTGTGTTTGAGAACTAGGTGTGCCTCTCCACTATCTAAGTCCTTGAGTGTGTCTGCTTGTGTGTCCTTGGTTGGGAAGACTTGCAAAAGTTGTGCGGGACTACGCATGTTTATACCTGGGTAAATCTGCTCAAATGTACGCTCAAGTATGCTTTGTTCTAACTCCGCCACGGCAATGGAATCCTCTAGTTTTTTCTTGTCTATCTCGTAACCACTGAACAGACTTGCATAGGTTAGCACAGGTATTATTGCCCTATCAATATCATAAGCCGTGCCAGGAAGCTGAGGTCGAAAATGCTCAAACAGTCTTTTGGTTAGGAAGACATCTTGAGCATTGTACTGTTCCTTGCCACATTCTTCACGGTTCTTGTAATCGTAGACTTTAACACCGAACAGTTGATTTGACAGGCCCTTGAGGGATAAGTCTTCATAGCCTAAGACATAGGCCATTGCCATTGTGTCGTGTATGTCTGTTACCTCAAGCCACTTAGGGTCATGCCGTGTGAGCACAGGGTAATCGAAGAGGGCGTTGTGGAAGATGACACTCTCCGGCCTTGGTGGTCTCTGACTTCTATCAAAAGAAAGGATGGCATGCGTGTTACCTTGATGTAGCATGCTCCATTCGGTAATGATAGCGGTGCGAGGGTCAAGTCCACCTTCGGTCTCAATGTCAAGAACCAGTGTATCAGTCGTGTTATGGGGTTCAAGGACATGGTAAGGGTACTCAATCTGTTCCTCTCCTTTCACACTTGCTAAGATTCGGCGTTGCAGATTCATGTTACGGGTATTCGCCGCAGTACCTTGATTATACAAGAACGATGCGGGATGATAGGCAGCGTAAGCAGTATAGCCATCCTGTTCCACCTTCTTACCCACAATGTCCTTCATTGCGAAGTTGCCAGAGAAAGCTAGTTTGCAAGCATACTTACCTAAAAGTAACAACTTCTTGACACCGACTGCCTCTAACTCTGCATCGAGTATAGGTCGCCAGCGTTCAAGGTCTTCCTTCGAGGGCTTGGCAATCTTACCATGAGCATCGTAACCAGGAAAGGTCTTGCTCATGTTCGTGACATAGTATGATGTGAGTCCTGCCTCCCTCATCATACCATCGAGCACGGCACCAGCACGGCCTATAAAGGGGCGGCCTTTACGCTCCTCTTCAGGGCCAGGACACTCTCCAATTGCTATTAGTTCATAGGGTGGTTCTCCCCTAAACTCTCCTGGTACACCCCCCTCAGCACGAATTATGTCCTGTATTTCTGTTAGGGTATCCAAGCGTTCTCCTCTGGTGTGTCAATAAATCCAAGGGTTATATCAAAGGGGCCTAGTCTAATACATAATCCCATTTCATCGAAATGGAACAGGTAGTCTTTATCTCCTTCATGGGCATCGAAGAAGAAATAGAATCCTAGCCCCCAATCATACCAGTAAATTGAAGCTGTGAAGAAAGGTCTGATAGTACTCAAATTATGAGGCAGACGTCTAATCCAGAGTGGCAGTTTCATTCTCTTGTTCTCCTAAAACGAACGGATAATCAACTTCCACCGCAGGTAACTCAGTCCATAGCACCCACGGGAACAGAACCACAATCCAAGATTCTAGGTACCGGCGGAATTTTCTAGACATAAGGATAGATTCAATCATCTTTCCTCACCCTCCACAGTACGAACAGTTCCATCCCTACCACAGCCACCGTAAGTCCGATGAACACGCCTGTTAGGAACAGAGATACTTCGGCGATGTCACGCATCTCCAAACTCCTCTCCGCAGTGTGGGCAACGGCGAGTTTTTTGAATATGAATCCCATATTCCACAACATTGCGGCTCTGATACTCACTTGCAGCTTCTATGGCCTCTAGCTTTGTGTCAAACATTGGAGAATCAAATCCGACCGGGCCAATTCCTTCACTAGATGCACTTTCATCTGTGAAAGTCCATTGTCCTTCCACTTTACGCACACAAAGGTAATTATCGCTACTCATGATTCTCTCCTCTCTCCCAACGCTCATACTCTCGTTGAGCCTCAATTGCGCGGTCTCTTATGTCCGCATACGCATCTCCTTCCCACTCTGACTCCTCGGCTGCCAGAAGTGCGATGTCATAGAGCGCATCGAGTAGGCCTTCAACAATATCGTCCGCTGTATAAAGGCCCCCGCGCAATTCTGGCTCTATTATACACCCTTCCAGCACTTTTGTCAAGTCCTCTGCGCAGTGGCAGAATGATGTGGTATGTCCACAGTTGTCGCATTCAACACTCACAGCTTTCTCCCCCCAACTGCTCATCCTGCTTGAGCATGTCTGCTTCGGTGAGGGCTCGGACATCCAACCACCAGCAAATGTCTGGGCTGTCATGCCCAGGAGAGTCGCAGCCTCCGTGCGGGACAAAGCGATGCTCAATTACACCCATCGCTCTCCTCTGTTTCTCTACCAGTGCCCGCGAGGCGTCCAGTTGTCGCTTCAAGTGAAGGCCACAAGCAGGGTCACCATCTACACTACACTCTAAACCCTCCTGTAACCAGCCGTTGTTGATAGTGCAGTCTCGCGCCGCTTTGTATGCTGCCACCTCAGCCTCCACTCTGTCTCGTTGATTGCGAACCTCCTCGATGTAGGCATTCGCACCGTTCAAGTCTCGCTGAACAACCGACAACTCGGATTCCTTCGCTGCGACCTCAAGACGGGCGGCAGCGAGGGAGCGGGCGAAAGAAGTTGTATCTTCATCCTCATCTGGGCACATGAAGTCAGGGTGTGCGTTTCCGTGAACTTTACATTTCGTGTTTAGCCCCATTATCACATCTCCTTTCACTACCTCAGTTGGTCGTGGAACCACTGAGGAAAAGCCTTTTTATTCCGGTCATACAGGTTTGCAAAACTCCCGTCCAAAATGTAGGTTTCGCAGTAATCATCGGCACTTCGCATTCCTCTTCCAATAGTTTGACTAGTGTAGGCGGCAGTGGAATTGAAATAAAACTTTTGTCCCATTCCCCCATCGTTTGCACGAAGATTGACGAGTGGGTCAGCCAAGTCTGGATATCTAATCTTGGCAATAAGTTGGATTCGACATTGCTCGTCGTCGAAGGACTCTCCTTCTCCGATTGATGGGTGTATAATCCATCCTGCCTTGCTTGCTCGAAACCTGTCAAGAGTCTCAACACGTTTCCCTCCACGACGTAGAAGTACCAGCCTAGACCGGCAGTCCTGACACCGTAAGATTGTCCTTGCCAGCCTATCCACCTGAGATACAGAGGCGACGTGGATGATTCCTTTATCCCCACTTCTGCTGTGTATGTATTCATGACATGCTAACCCCATCCTTTCCCAGTCCTTGACGGACGAATCCTTGTTCATCGAAGCCACGGGTCTATAATACACCGGCCAGCGCCATTTGTCAAATGGGGACGGTGCAGATATATACTTGTAGTCATCCTTGTACCCTAACAATTCTGCAAAAAAGTCTCCTCCCCATAATGTGGCTGACATAACTAATACATGATTGGCAGACTGGAGCAAAGATTCGGCGCTCTTACGGGGCCAGAGTGGAGTAGCCTCAAACAAGTCATCGGCACGGGTTACTATAAGCCCCGCCGGACTTGTGGCTAGTCCCTGTAGCTGGTACATAAGAGATAACCAAGCCTTTGCCCATTTACTGCCAGATAACGTCAGACCGAAGGCACGTTTACGAACCTTGTCTACATTGAGCTTTGCCCAAGTTTGCATAGGTTCTATCTCGTTGGACGCTGGAACCTTTAGGTTAAGCTTCTCGCACAATCTCCGGTCAACAGTGATTGTCTCTGCTTGAGTGAGGAAATCTAACAGTCGGTGCCCCTCATCACAGACTAACAGGTGTGGACGGCGCTCATGCCATCGCTTACCCTTCAGTAGCTCAGACATATACAATGCATAGTTTGTTACCACTACTGCCGAGCGTCTGTACTCCTCCTCCTGTGCATAAAAGTCAGAGTTACAAGATATAGACGAGTCAGCTACACACGGAGCGTTCGCTGCCGTAGTCTTGTATCTCAGGGTGCACTCGAAGTTATCCCTGCCTACCAGTTTGCAGACACGAGGGAAGTCCGCATCGTATTGGTTCTGCAAAGATATGGTGGCCGTATTGATGACAGTGAACGGTGAACCTATCAATTCTGCCAATGATATAGCAATTGCAGACTTCCCGATTCCAGTGGGCAGCTCTAGCATAGTAAGCCTGCCTAATTTAGTTGAAGATATTGTCCCCAATTCACGGGCTATTTTAATTAAGATATTTCTTTGCATCTCTCGTGCCTCAGCGTAGCGTGGCCCTAGTCCGGCGAAAATTTCCTCTATCATGGTAGACCAGACTCCAACGGGAGGAAATCTCGCGGGTCTGGGTTTATTTGTGTACCACACCACGGGCAGTAGCTTATAGGAACCTCAAAATTGTCGTCACAACCCCAGATAAGGTTATTCCATAGGTGGGGGGTACATCCCTCAGCTTTTCTAAACCTCCACATCTCGTGGCAACACATCTTCTTATTCACTTCTCAAAACCTTTTCGACTCTCCCCTTTACCGCCCGAAACGGACTAGACCTAAGTGGCGTCCTCACCCTTAGCTCCTGTCAAGGTCTCTGCAAACAACTCCCACGAACTACTATAGAGCGCTATATTACGCACAGTACCATCTACATCAATTACTCTAGTTTGTAGGCTGTGTATTACCTCTTCTAATTTCTTATTTATTTTCACTATTGCTTTGAGCGATTCCGTACCTCCCCACAATATTAGAGTCTCTTGGGGGTGGGCGCACTGTGCAAATATGTGAAGTAGGAAATTAATAATCTGTTCCTTACCTACGTTATGCCTTTGAAATTCAGCCAATAGTTTTTTCAGTAGCGCATCACGGTCTGACAAAACCAGTAGAGACGGGCGGCTCTTACGTTCTTTCATGCCTTAAACTCCTCCCATAGAATCGCTGGCCGCACATGATGTGTCTTTTCTGTACAGGATGTGCAGTAAATGTCGTCCGTCGTGTCGTTCCTTCCGTGTGGTCGTTCAATCATAGACTGTAGCATGGTACAACAACTCTTGCACTGCCAGTAGAACCCATTAGTCTCAAAATCTGCAAGCCTAGTGACTCCTCGACCCTGTGCCTCCTTCACCTTCTCCCTAAATGCTATTCGTCTTGCCTTACGCTGCTTCTTACCTTCCTTCTTCTCAGCCCGCGTCTTGTATTTCGTGCCTTGATTCTTATTAGTTGATGCACTAAGACTGACAGGAGCGGGCGGGGTAGGTTCACCAGCAAACCCGTAGATGAACGCTCGTTGTGCGTAGGTTTCGATGGCTTCTTGACAGTGGTTCTTTCGCACCAGGTTGATAGCATCTAGCGCCGTCATCTCTAACAACTCTACCGCCAACAGTGCCATGAACGTGCCCGTCCTGCCATGTCCCCCCATGCACCCAATGTCTACCTTCTTGCCCTCTTTTATTAGCTCTGTCGCAGCCTTGACAATGTGTAGTATGTATGGACTACGCGGTGCGCTCATGTCTGTCCAGTCGTAGAACAGGCACGGGAAAGCCACATCTATCTTTACCAATTCTCTTGGGAAGTCCGGCGTCACCGTCAGTTTATGCGACCACGAGATAGTAGAGAAGTAGAAGCCATAGTCCGGTCGTATGTCCGTGTCCTTCGCACTATTCTTATCGGAGGATGCAGAGGCATAGACAGTGTATTCTCCTAGTTTCACAGGGTCACGCCAGTGGTCGCAGTTGTGAAATCCTCCGCCGTACCACTGTGAGTTCTCGTATCTCCCATAATTGTATACGTTGCTCCGGTGGTACGTGCTTGCCAGACTAGGTGTTACGCCCTGCCCTGTCCCAACCTCAGTGAACGAACCATCAGACATTTTGCGAAATCTATGGAATCGTGTCTGCCCACAAACTAGGCACTCTAACTTAGGAGATGTATTGTTCGTCGTCCCCATGACCACACGATAGAGAAACTTGTGCTGTTGGTTTGTGCCACATCTGGCACAGAAGATGTAATCCTCATCCTCTTCTTCTGTATCAGCGGGGTCGTTCTCATCGGTAGTGTCAGGTATGTTGAGCACGTTCTTCTCCCACCACACAAGGAACTCAAAATTTACACCATCTGAATACAGTTTCTCAATGCTAATGTCAGCTACGCTCACGTCCTTGCCGAAAGTGGTCTTACACTTCACACAGATAGCATCGGCGTTGGTTGCTAGTCCGTCTTCTGATTCTAGTGCGTGGTATTCCACACTTCCACAAGTGAAACAGTATAGATTACCTCCCGCCCATACCTCTTGCTCTATACAAGTGCAGCACAAATCACACCGGCCACAATCATGACATAGGCACAAGTCACAGACAGGGAATGTGTCACAGTTTGTTTCCTTGCAATAGTAAAGTAGCCCGTCGACTTTCATCTCTGTCTTACATAGCCTACAGTGTACCGCCTCAGTTGGTTTTGTTATTGTCATTCGCTCTCCTATCTAAACGTGTGGGAACCAAACTGTTTCCACGCATGATAACGCTTAGTGTGTGGTTCTTCTTCCGGCAGATGCTTCTCAACGTACTCTATTCTACCCTCCAAGTTGGCATCGAGTATATCTTTGAGCCCATACGTCGTCCACAGTTTGTTGAATATGCAGCCGTTGTTATGCTCCAGTCCGAAAGCGGTATCAACAAATGTGACCACACTAATCTCACCCTCCTCGAACTGCCTGAGTGTGGCCGCCACTTGTGCCCAAGCATGACCACCTACTGACCTTCCCCACTTGCCTTCTTCTAGAGCGTACTCCGCCTCTCTAAGAATGTCAGTGCCATACTCATCGCGCAGGGTTTTCCACTCTGCCCACGCCTTGCCTCGATTGATGTTACCATACTTACGATACCTTTTGTGTATTCTAGGCATCAGTCTCTTAGCCTCACCATCACCAATCGTCTCCGACCCATACCTAATCTCCCCACCAACAGCCATGTCTAGATAAGGAGCAAAGACTTCGGCCAGTTCCTTCGCGTAGTTCTCAAACTCTTGCTTGTAGCTTGGGTCACGCTCGGCCATAGTTGCTAGAGTATAGAATGTGGCCGCCGCTTGGTGTAGCTTAAACACAATGGGCAACCCCCAATCTCCTACAGCCACATCAGATTCGGAATCGTGCCCGCAGTCACATTCACCGCTGCTAGTACACTCACCACAACGTCTGCATGAGTGGCAGCAATCAGTACAGGTGCCACAATCGCCACACCAAGAGGCGCTGCTAGTACACTCACCACAACGTCTGCATGAGTGGCAGCAATCAGTACAGGTGCCACAATCGCCACACCAAGAGGCGCAGCTAGAACAACTCCGAACTCCACAGTCCCCGCAAACCGAAAACCCCCTCACGAACTCATTGCAGTCTGAACACCAATGGTCGCACCCCTCACACTCACACTCCGCACAATTTGGACACCTATTAGTATCTTCCTTGCATTCCTCACACTCTAATTGCAGTTTCCACAGGAATCTTTGCACAGCCGATAATAGGTCAAAAGTCTCCCCAGTAGATTGTGCTACCTTTTCGGCAGTTTGGTAATGCTTCGCACACCAATACAAGCCCTCGATACTTCTCGTTCCCTCAAATAGACAGATTACACAAGACAGAGAATGGGCAGAGACAAGGGCATCATGCATTTGTACCATATACATAAATGGTGCATCCGCATATCCTAATGTTCCTGCTAATCTGATTATTTCGTTGTAGCAGTCCTTACAGAGATAAACATCCTCCTTGTATTGTTTTATGTTACGCGGTTCTGAAAGAGTCCAAGTAACAACAGCAACACCATGTCCAAAGATGCATTGAGGTGCGTTCATGCTTTACTCCTGTTGGTCTATCTCTTTCACGGCGGCGATAGCGGCGCGGTTGTCTATGCATTGGCCCCAAGAATCTGTAAAGCATACGTCACATATCATCATGTTAACTCCTCGAATTCCGATAAGGGATATACTCCCTACCATGAATAACAATCGCCGTGCTCAGGGGATTAGGATACTCTACCTTCTTTGCCCTCCTTGCTCGTGTACGTGCGGCCTTCTGTCCTGCGAGCTTACGCATTAGTGCTTTGTGTTCGAGAAGTTCTAGCTCTGTTGCCATTGCTGTCTCTCCTTTTCTCTCCTTGCCGCCCCATTCGGAGCGGCCACGACTATTATCGCACACTCCGAGAATCGTGTCAACCCCAGATAGGCTCAGAGATAGGTGCTCACCTCCTTGCTAGTGCCTTAGATAAGTCTGAGATAAGTCTTACAACATCATCATCTGACATCCCAATATAGTAATACTTAGTCTTGTCTATGTAAGGTACAAACTCCAAGACTATAGCCCCATCTTGAAATCGGATATTGTAATCAACAATCTTGCCAGCTTGGTCTCTCATTTCTTCTCCTCTCTCTAGTGACCGCTCTCCAGTCGGCCACCATCATTTTACCACAACCGCACCCGATGTCAACCCCAGACTATCGCTTGCCTATAGATACTTCGCCCCTGCCTTTCTCAATAACCCCTTACGCACCCACAGTCTACCCTTATGCCTTACGCCTGTGCTTGGGGCTTGACAAACTTGCTTAAATATGTTATGCTAGAAGCAGTGATTCGCGGGAGTCTTATTAAGGCACGGCCTATCACTTAGTCGGAGAGAGAATTGCCCAGCTTTGCACAGTTTCTCGCCGACTGTCTACCAAAATAACGCATACCGACAGGCGAGTTTACCCTTAGCCCTTACCCTAGCCTTGAGCCGTGAGATTTGCGCGTTTCGGCTGTCAGAGGGTCGCCAGCA